ATGACCCGCGACCCCGAATGGGCAGCCGCCTACGAACAGCTCGACGCCGCCGTCGCGACCCTCCACCAGCTCATGGAGTCCGGAGAACCGGAACCACCCGCAGTGCCAACCGATTACGTGCTCATCGTCGGAAGCATGTTCATCGACTCGGAAGGCGGCCGATGCGGCGTCACCAGATGGTTCCCGAAAGGCCGATCGCAACCCACCTACATCACCAAAGGCCTACTCCACGAAGTACTCGACGCGCTGGGATACCACAACACGGACGGCGACCGATGAGCCAGCACGTCCTCTACCGGTTCTTCGACGACAGCGACCGGCTCCTCTACGTCGGCATCACCAACGACCCCGAGAAGCGATTCACCAGCCACCGCAACGACAAGCCGTGGTGGCGCTACGTCACGACCATCAAGCTGCAGCGGTTCGAGACGCGCGGCCAGCTCGCCAGCGCCGAACTCGCAGCCATCACCACCGAGAAGCCCAAGTACAACGTCGCGAACGCCGGCGCCGAGCACACGCCGACGAAAACCAAAGCGCGAGTATCAGTCTCACCAGGATCGACAGCCAACGTATTCGCCACCGTCCAACCAGAAGAGGACACAACCCCGTATGGATGCATCAAGTGCATGGCCCCCGTCAAACGCCAGCGTGGCGGCACCGTCGTCTGCATCGAACCCAGCTGCGGATACGAGTCCGACTACCACACCTACATGCTCTTCGCCACACCCAAGTGGACTGGAAGCCGCTGACGTGCAACCCAATAGAAAGCCGCCCCAGCCGCCGACGCGTTGGCGCAAGAAGCCTTGGCCATGGCCCGGCGACTCGCGAGAAGACAAGGCCAAGCGCGTCGCCCGCTCCTACCGCGACCTCGCCGAGCGGCTCACTCACGGCCGCGTCGACAACCCCGGCGCCGAGCTCTACCTCCTCGACCAGTACTGGGCCGAGTACGACGTCCACTGGCAACACGAGGAACGCATCGACATCCTTGAAGACCGCGACGACGAGTGGATGCCAGCCCGCGACCTCGCCCACGCAGTGGACCGCGACCGCAAGGACATCTACAACTGGGCCCGCGCCGGCCACATCAAACAGCGAGCCGGCGCCGACGGCACACCCGAGTACCACGTGGGATCGGTCAAGGCCTACGTCGAGAAGCTCCGGCAACGCCGCAGCCGTAATCGCGCCGGCGAACCATACGAGTGAGAGTCCGAGAGACGGACGTATGCGAATCACCGCAGATCAGCGTGGATGACTGGACATCGCAGTACTTGTTAGTACGCTATGGGGCAAGCACCGCTGTGTCCCGACCCGGACACGGCGGTTTTTCTTTCCCGGGCCCGGCAGCGGGAAACGCACCACGGCCTTTGAGCGGGCCGGCGTCCAGCAGTCCACAAACCGCAGCTCAGCGGTGCAACGCTCGAAATGCGCGCGCATGGGCGGGACAGCTACTGTCGACCAAACCTCCGATAGGCGGTGATGCCAGATGCCACGAGCACCACGCCACTGCCCAGGCGACCGCGGCAACTGCGACAACCTCATCACCGGCAGCCAGCGCTACTGCGACGACCACGACCAACCATGGCAAGGTCGAACCACCGGCCAAGGCTCAACACGAGCCACCCGCAAGGCCCGCGAGGACTGCCTGGACAAGGCCAAGCGCCGCTGCCAGCTGAACCACCCTGGCTGCATCGGCCGGGCCACCGACGCGCACCATCTCGACGGCGTCGCAGCGACCGGACGCACCCGCGCCAAGGCCGTTGACCGCGGCCGACTCGTCGCCGCGTGCCGGCCATGCCACGACGTCGAGACCGCCAAGCAGTCGGCCGCCGCACGCGCAACGCTCTGACCTGCGGAAACACTCGCGACCCCAGGCTCTCCACCCTCCCCCGGGGGCCTCAGGTGGACACCGCTACGCACTGTGAAATCCGAGCTGTACGGATCCCGAACTTTTCGGCCCTGGGGCTGAATCGCGCGCTGACCAGCCGAAAGGCGTTGCCGCGCATCGTCTTTCCCGACATGGGAGCTGATCTGTCCTGACATAGGAGCCCGCCAATGCCACGCAGCCCGAAGGACCCGTCGCTGGTCGCCCGGCGCAACAAGACCAGTACCCGCGCGGTGCTCAAGCCGCAGGACGCCCCGACCATTCCTGAGCTGCCGAAGGGCAGGTGGCACGCCCAGGTGCAGGACTGGTGGAAGCGTGCCTGGTCGTCGCCGATGGTGCCGGAGTGGACCGAGTCGGACATCGACGCGCTGTACATGGCGGCCCGCCTGATGCAGATGTTCTGGCGGCAGAGCACCTCGCCGAACGAGTGCAAGGCGCTGGCCGCTGAGATTCGGCAGATTCTGTCGCAGTGCGGCTTGACGCCGATGTCGCGGCGGTCGCTGCAGTGGGAGATCGACCGCGGCGAGGCTGCGGCGGAGGCGACTGAGAAGCGGCGCGGCCGGTCGTCGGCGGGCTCAGAGAAGGCAGACGAGCCGACTCGGGAGGACCCGCGGACCGCGCGTCGGTTGTCTTCCGTCTCGTAGTCGCGCATGGACCTGATCGTTCCTCCGCTCGAGGAGGAGCCATACCCCACGCTGGGCGGTCAGGTCGGGAAGTTCCTCGAGGAGCGGGCCGTCTTCGGGCCCGGATCGCTGAAGGGCGAACCGCTTGTCCTGTCTGAGGATTCGTGGTTCTGCCTCTATCGGGCGTACGAGGTGTGGCCGAAGGGTCACCACCGCGAGGGTCGGCGGCGGTTTGACCGTGTCGCGTGGTCGATTCGCAAGGGCGCCGCCAAGACGGAGCTGATGGCGCTCATCACCTTCGCGGAGCTGCATCCGGAGTCGCCGGTGCGGTTCAACGGGTTCAACAAGGACGGCTCGCTGCGGCAGGGCCGGCCGGTGCGCAACCCGTACATCCCGCTGCTGGCCAACACCAAGGACCAGGTCGAAGAGCTGGCCTACGGCGCGCTGATGGTGATCTGCGAAGAGGGCATGGACCCCGAGCTGTTCGACATTGCGCTCGACCGGATCATCCGTAAGGACGAGCGGGGCCGCGCGGACGGCAAGGCCGTCCCGGTCGCCAACTCGCCCAACGCCGCTGACGGCGGCCGCACGACGTTCCAGGGTTTCGACGAGACGCACCGGCTGTACCTGCCGAACCACAAGGCCGCGGTGCAGACGATGGAGTCCAACCTCGGTAAGCGGTTCGAGGAGGACCCGTGGTCGTTCTCGACGACGACCGCCGGTGAGCCTGGCCAGAATTCGCAGGCCGAGGACGATCACTTCGAGGCCGAGGCAATCAAGCGCGGTGACGTTGAGCGGCCGTCGCTCTGCTACATCCACCGTCAGGCCGGCGACGGCTGGGACATGAAGAAGTTCGAGGACCGCTGCAAGGCGATCGTCGAGGCTTCGGGCCCGGAGCTGGCGGCGCGCACCGACGTCGAGGCGCTGGCCGCGCGCTGGGACCGGCCGAAGGCAGACAAGTCGTACTTGGAGCGGGTGTGGACGAACCGCTGGACCCAGCAGGGCGCGTCGGCGTTCAGCGTTCGCCGGTTCAAAGCGCTCGGGCTGCCGGGGGAGACCATCAAGCGCGGCGCGTTCGTGACGCTGGGCTTCGACGGTGCGCGGTTCCGTGACTCGACTGGCCTGGTTCTGACCGATGTCCGAAGTGGCATGCAGCAGAAGCTGTTTCTTGAAGAGAAGCCGCTCGATGCCGACGAGGACTGGGAAGTCGACGAGGCTCTGGTCGACGCTGCGGTGCGGCAGGCGTTCAAGAGCTACCGGGTGATGCTGTTTTACGCGGACCCGCCGTTCTGGAACTCGACAGTGGGCACCTGGTCGGCCCGCTATGGCGAGAGCAAGTACACGAAAAGGCCTATCGTTCAAGAGTTTTGGACTAGCAGGCAAGAGCGCATGATCCGGTCCATAGGCGCCTACCAGGACGCGATCGGGTCGGGTGCGTTGTCGCACAACGAGGACGACGAAGGCGACCTGGTGCGGCACGTCGGCAACGCCGGCAAGAAGCTGCTGAACCGGCAGGACGAGCGAGGCCAGTTCCTGTGGATCCTCGGGAAGCTGCACAGGGACCGGAAATTCGACCTGTGTATGGCGGCCATCTTGTCGTGGCAGGCCCGGATGGACGCATTGAAGTACCTGCCGAAGAAGCGGCCTGGTCGAGTTCAGAGAGTGAGGTGATCCGTGGCTACCCTGGCACCTGCTCAATGGTTCGACCGGCTGCAGGCACGGTTCACCGCGCCGACGGCGGAGAACTGGCAGGACAAGAACGATCGGCCGTGCGATCCCCAGCCGCGCAATGAGCAGCTCGACCTGTTGTGGTCGTATTTCAAGGGCGACCCGCCGCTGCCGCAGGTGGCCGACGAGTTCCAGGACATCTTCCGCGACCTGCTGCGCAAGGCCCGCTGCAACTACGCCGAGATGTGCGTTACCGCTGTCACAAACCGGATGGACCTGCTCGCGGTAGCGACCGGTGTCGACGACTCCGCGAACGGCGATGACCGCGCGGCCGAGCTGATGGAGGAATCGGGCTTCGCCGCCCAGATCAAGGACCTGCTCGACTACTTCTGCGCGATGGGCGAGGCCTACGCGATGGTGGTGCCGACTGCGGCCGGCCCGATCATTCACGCCATAGACCCGCGTCGCTGCGTCGGCATCGAGGACCCGGACAACCCGACGCGCCTGCGCGCGGTGCTGGTCAAGTCGTACGACGTCGAGGCCGACGAAGAGATCGCCCACCTGTTCCTCAAGGGCGAGAAGTGGACCCTGCGGCGCGACGGTAGCGAGTGGCAGCGCCTGTCGGACAAGCCCGAAGAGATCAAGGGTCTGGACGAGCTCGGCGGCATCCCGGTCGTCCGCTTCAAGAACAAGCACGGCCTCGGCGAGTACGAGGCGCACATCGACGTGCTCGACCGAATCATCGACGACACCCTGACGCGCCTCGTGATGACGAAGTTCCAGGCGTTCAAGCAGCGCGGCGTCAGCGGTGACGAGGACGAAGAGAACGAGTACGACACCGAGGAACCCGTCGTCGCCGACGGCGACCAGTCCAAGAAGCAGGTCACCGACTGGAACGAGGTCTTCAAGGCCGGACCGGGCGCGGTGTGGAAAGTACCTGCGGGATGGCAGTTCTGGGAAGGCAACCAGGCCGACATGGGCCCGCTGCTGCAGGCCAAACGCGACGACGTCAAGGAATTCGCCGCGGTCACGCACACGCCGCTGTACCTGATCACTCCGGATGACGCGAATGGCTCGGCGCAGGGCGCCGGTCTGCTGCGCGAGGCGTTGACGAGCAAGGTGCGTGACCGCCGGGCCCGGGTGATCCCTGGCCTGAAGTTGTTGTGGCGCATCGTGTTCGCGATGGACGGTGACGCCCAGCGTGGCAAGAAGATCAAGTTGCTGTGGGGTCCAATCGAATTCAATTCGCTGGCCGAGAAGGGATCGACGAGCGCGCAGGCTGGCAGTGTCCTGTCGCGCCGGAAGATTCTCGAAAAGGTGTGGGAGATGGACCCGAACGAGATCGAGGAGAACGAGCTCGAGCTGTCCGCGCAGGCGATACTTGACGGCACGCAGCCGTCACCGCCGACCCCGTCGGGTTCGGTGCCGCCGGTTGAGGGATCGCAGGTGACTCCAGTTGCCGCAGGCGCCGTCGCGTAGCGGCCTGACGCCGGCCCAGGCGTTTGAGCGGGCGCGGGCGGCTCGGTCGGCGCGGAAGCCGTCGGACCTGGCGCTGGGGATGGCGCAGCGAGCGTCGCTGTCCATCATCGGTACACGCGAACGCGCCGCGGCGAAGATGAAGAGCGTCCTGCGGTCGCTGCTCCTGCCGGTCGACCCGTACGACGGCGACCAGATCCGCGAATTCACGACTGCTGCCGCGCGGCAGCTCGGCGCGGCGCAGAAGGCCACAGCCATCGCGGCGGCGGCCGGCCAGGTCCAGATGCTGTCCACGATGGGCGTGCAGGTCAAAGCCCGCCCGTCCGCTCCGATCGACGTTCGGGCGCCTCGGGTGACCTTTACGGCCACCGGTGTCGATCTGGAGCCAGTGGGCGTCGCGGTGCACTACGCGGACCAGGACCCGGTTCACCTGTCGGCCGCCGACATGACGACTGTCGAAGTGCTGAACCGGCCGTTGCGGAAGATGCGGTACCTCGAGTCGCAGGGCGCGACCCGCGAACAGGCACTCCGAGCCGGGATCGTTCGCTTGGACTCCACGATCGACGCCAACCTGATGCTGTCTCAGCGGTTGGCCGAGGCCGAGGTCATCAACGCGGCCGCCAACCTGGACGGCAGCCCTGTCGTTGGGATGCGGCGCATCATCCACCCGGAGCTGTCGCTGACCGGAACGTGCGGTCTCTGCATCGCGGCGTCGGACCGGCTGTACACCGTGCGTGAGCTGCTGCCGATGCACCGGCTGTGCAAGTGCACGTCGGCGGCGGTGACCGAAGAATTCGACCCGGCCGACGAGCTCAACGCTGTGGACCTGCGGCGGCTGTACCGGGATGCCGGCGGGACGTCGCGCGCCCATCTGAAGCGGACTCGGTACAAGGAAGACGAGCACGGCGAACTCGGCCCGACGCTGAAGCCGGAGCGCACGTACAAGCCGCGCGGCAAGGCCTCAGCCGCGGGCGAGGCAGGCGGAACCGGCTCAGTGCTCGACGAGACACCGGCCGAGATCGCGCATCGCCAACTGCCGCTGTTCGAGGCCAACCTGGAGAAGTTGCGCGCCGACGGCCGGCCCGAGGACTCGGCGCAGGTCAAGTACCACAAAGAGCAAATCGCCAAGTACCGGGAGCGGATCGCCGCCGAAGCAGCATCTTCGGATGAGGGCACCCTGTCGTCCGGCGGAGCACAGCCGGTACAGAGTATGAAGACCGTTCAGTCGAAGCCCGAAACCGCTCCTGGCGCGCAACCGCCGAAACCGCCCACGCCGCCCGTTCCGCCTCGTCAAAATGGCGGTGTGGGGGACTCTGGGGATGGCGACTTCAAGGACCATCCGGACCTGTCGGAGGAAGACCGCGCCGAGGCCAGAGCCGCTGCTCAGGCGAAGCGCGCCGCCGCAGAAGCGGCGGAACCGGAAGTATCGGCGACCCTTTCCGCCGCGGTCGCAGCCAACGGTGGCCAGCTGGACCGATTCGATAGCCGACTCAAGGAAGAGTCGTCGCTGTACCGCAAGATTCAAGACATCATTGCTGATAACGATGTCGACGCCGACGCCGCGAGCACGTGGATCAGGGACTCACTCCGCTACACAGCGGTCGTCGAGGAGCGGGGCTACTGGGGCGCCGGCAACCGTATCGGTGCAGCACTCGAGGAAGCCGGATATCGGCGCGCCAAGGTCACTCTCGGGTGGAATCGAGAAGGCTATCGAGGCCGGAACGACACCTTTGTCACCCCGGAAGGCCAGGAATTCGAGGTCCAGATTCATACGGCGGCGTCCCTGCATGCCGCTGAAGTGACTCACGGATTGTACGAAGAGGAACGTCTTCCGACGACGTCGGCGGAACGAAAAGCCCAGCTCAGCGCCGAGCAGTATGCGATCTTTGCCTCAGTTCCCGCTCCAGATGACGTCGTGTGGCTAGACTGAAATTCTCCCGCAGACCTATAGCGTTGTTATAGGAGAAAGGGGCAGAGGTAATGCGATTCTTCACTGACGGGCACACCGTCATCCGCGTCAACACCGACGCCCGACTCAGCGAGCGCCAAAAGTTCCTGGACGCCAAGGCCGAGACCTTCCAATTCCGGAAGCGCGTTTGGGCTGAAAAGCCAGGACTCACGCAAAAGATCGCCTTCACCGGTGACTGGCAGGAATGCAGCGAAGACGAGGCCTACGCAGTCCTCGAGAGTAGCGGCGCCAAGATTCGCATGCCCGCCTAACAAGAACCGCACAGAAGCCCCGTAGATCGCCCGATCTGCGGGGTTTTTTCGTGCCCTGAATCTTCCGCCGTTCGGCGGTTGACCCGTCATGGGTTCCTTTCCCGACAGGGAGTTTGTTGTGACATTTCCAGCCACAGGCCAGCCGATCACCAATCCGCCGGCCGCCAATCCGCCGGTCACCTCGCCGGCAGTTCCGACACCGACTGATCCGCCGGCGCCGACTCCGCCGCCCGACAGGGGCTTCCCGGAGAACACGCCGATCGCGGACATGACGGCCGAGCAGCAGGCCGCCTACTGGAAGTTCCACGACCGCCGAAAGAGCGACACGCTCCGGGCGTACAACGGGATCACTCCAGAGCAGGCATTGGCCTTTCAGACGCGCAACGCCGAGCTCGAGCGTGCGCAGATGTCGGCCGCCGACCAGGCGCTGGCAGCTGCCAGGGATGAGGCCACCGCTGCGGCCAGCTCGGCCGCGGCTGCCCAGTGGGCTCCGCAGTTGATGGAGTCGATCGTCAGTCAGTTCGTGACCGACGAGGAGGCGCGGCCAGCCGTCATGGCAGGCCTCAACCCGATGTCGTTCGTCAAGGACGGGAAGTTCGACAAGGACGCGCTTGTCACGCATCTGACCGGACTCGCCACCGCATTCGGCGGCGGGGTGACGCCACCTGCAGGCGCCGGAACCCAACAGCAGGAACAACCCAGACAGTGGGGCCAATCAGGAGAACGCCCGCCGGCGCGATCGGCGAGCGACGAAGGACTGGCCGAGGCCAAACGGCGCGGCTACATCAAGGACTAGGAGGGATACACCATGTCGTCTGACATCAGCGTTCGCTCCAGCAATTACCAGGTCGAGGACCGGTCGTGGCTCGTTGGGCAGCACGGCGCGGACGTCACTCCTGGTGTGATGCTGGACGTTTCGAAGTTCACCAAGGCCACGCACTTCCCGAACGGCTTCATCCCATCGGGCACCGCGCTGGGCAAGGTCACCGCGACGGGCCTGTACGGCCCGTACGACAACGCCGCCAACGACGGCCGCGAGGTCTGCGCCGGCTTGCTGTTCAGCTCCCTGCGGGCCGTCGACCAGGTCGGAAACAACCTGGCCAAGGTCGGCGGCGCCCGCTTCATCCACGGCGCGGTCAACGCGGCGAAGCTCCCCGCCAACTCGGGGATCGACGCCGCAGGCAAGACCGACCTGCCCCTGATCATCTGGCTCTGAAAGGAGGACTGAACCATGGCAATCGTTTTCGATGGTCCGATTTCCCCGGACGCTCTCACCACGTTCATCCGCAACGTGCCCGTCGAGTCCAGCCTGGCGCTGGTCAACATGTTCCCGACGCGGTACTTCGAAACCAACCGCATCGACTGGGCCGAGTTCGTCAAGACGAACCGCACCGCGGCCTACCGGTCCTACGACGGAACGATCCACGTGTCGTCTCGGGACGCCGGGTCGGGCAAGTGGGTCGAACTGCTGCCGTTCTCGGACTCGCTGAACAAGGGCGAGTACGAGCGCATCGCCGAGCAGATCGCACTGCTGGGCGGTACGAACAAGGCGGCTCAGACTCGGGCGGCCTACAACGACGCTGAGCGGCTCGTTGGCACCATGAACAACCGGCGCGAGCTCGCGTGGGGTGACGTTCTCACCGATGGCAAGCTGACCATCAACGAGAACAACTTCAGCGGCGAGGCGGACTACGGTGTCCCGGCCAACCAGATCGTCGCCCCGGCGACTCTGTGGTCGAACCACGCCGCCGCGACGCCGCTGCAGGACCTCGATGCGTGGCAGGAAGTCCGGATCGCCAACGGCTACGGCCGGGCGGCCCAGATGCTCATGTCTCGTGTCGTGGTCGGCCACCTGCGCCGCAACGCCGAGATCATCAACGCGGTCTACGGCGCGACGGCCGGACGCACCATGGTCACCGTCGACGAGCTGAACAACCTGCTCTCGGCCAACGACCTGCCCACGGTGATGACCCCGTACGACACGTCGCTGAGCGTGGAGGGCACCACCACCCGCGTCCTGTCCCAGGACCGGGTCTGCCTTCTGCCGGCCAACCTGGGCGACCTCGGCTTCTTCGCTTACGGCCTGTCGGCCACCGCGCTGGAGATCGTGCGCTCCAACAAGGCCGAGATGACCTTCGGCAGTGCCTCGGGCATCGTCGGCGTCGTCGAGAAGATCGGCCCGCCCTACCGCGAGTTCACGTTCGTCGACGCGGTCGGCATGCCGATCCTGACGAACGCCGGCCTCCTGACCGTCGCGGACGTGCTCTGATGGCGGCGCTCGCAGCGCACGTGGCGCTGTTCGACAAGAAGGGCGAGTTGCACACCTTCGGGCCGGGCGAGGTGCCCCCGGCATGGGCGGCCAAGAAGATCACCAACCCGAAGGCGTGGGGTGGTGATCCGCCGGTCGCCGAGGAGCCCGACGAGAGTGGCAAGGACGCCGAGATCGAGGAGCTGAAGGCCGAGCTCGCTCGTCTGCAGGCTGCTTCGGCTGCGGGTGCCGGCGCCGATGTCCAGAGCTCCGGTGCAGGGCAGGGCAGTGGCAGCGTCGAACCGCCGCCTCCGCTGGCTGGACCCGGTTCCGGTCGCGACCTGTGGGCTGCGTACGCCGCGCAGTTCCCCGGCAAGGTCGAGGTCGCCGAGGATGACAAGCGCGACGACATTGTCGCCAAGCTGCGGGACGCGAGCATCCCGGTCGAATGACCGCTCCCGCGTCTCCTGCTGACGGCAAGTTCGTCACCAGCGATGCAGTGGTGGCCCGGCTCGGTAAGACCCCTTCGCCGAGTCGGGTCACCACGATCAAATGGCGGATCCTCGACGTCGAGAACGAACTGATGGGCGAGGTGCCCTCACTTCGTGACATCGACCTCGCGTCAACCGATCCCGCGGTGAAGGTCCGCATAGGCCGTGTCCGCACGCTCGTCATCGACAAGGTGCTCGAGTTGCACCACAACCCGGACGGCGCGTCGGCGAAGAGCCAGGAGATGGACGGGATCATCGCCTCCCGGACGTACCGCGCCGGCACGGGCCCGGGCATCAGCTTCACCGAGGAAGAGCTGAACAGGGTGCGGCTGAAGAAGCCACGTCGGCCGAAGCTCGGCACGTACGGCGCCAAGCCGTGGATGGTTCCGTGATCGAGATCGTCGACGGGGAAACCGTTTCGGTGACGCGCATCAAGCGCGCCAACGGATCCGATACCCCGACGCCGATGCCCGACGTCGACGACACCGCCTTCGGGCAGGCCCACGTCGTCGAAGAGGAGGCCATGGGCGGCCGGCGCACGGTCATCGTGCGCAAGTGGTTCTGCTACCGCGGCGCGGATGTTCAAGGCGGAGACCGCATCACCCGCGAAAACGGCGAGGTCTACTCGATCATCGACGGTCCGTTCGCCGACAACGATCACCCGCTCACCGGCGACGACTTGGACGTCATGTGGTTCCAGTTGAAGAGGGTCAACACCCCTCGTGGATGACATCGACATCCCGAAGCCGAACCCGGCGCTCGCGCAGATTCTGTTGTCCGGACAGATGCAGAACGTGGTGCGCAGCGTCACCGAGCTCGCCAAGACGAAGTACCAGGCCATCGTCGCGAAGCGATCCGGGAAGCTCGCCGCGTCGGCGCGAGTCCGGCTGCACATCGGCGGACACAACAACGACCGCTGGGTTGGCACCCTGACTGTCGGCGAAGGCACGGCGCACGGCCTGGCGCACGAGTTCGGCCACAAGTCCCGACGCGACACCAACACCGGCGCATTCGTCGCCCGATCGGCCAAGCGCCGCAAGGGCCTGAAAACCACCAAATCCCCAGGCGCAAAGGACCTGAAGAAGGTCCTCCGATCGATGAGGGACTGATGACCACTCTCTGGCTGCCCGACTGGTACACCCCCGGCCTGGCGCCGGCGGAGGACGCGGTGAAGTCACTGTTCCAACCACTGTTCCCGACCGGCTTCGAAGGTGCCGTCGACGTCATCAACGAGCTGCCAGACGGAGTACTCGACACAGGATGGTTCGGCCGGCTGCTGTACATCGCCCGGTCGGGCGGCGGCGCCAACGTCCGTCGCGACCAGGCCCCGGTGCAGATCGCCGCGATCACCACGAGCCGCACCGACTCACTCCGGCTGAACGGATTCGTCCGCGACATCCTCGTGCCCCTGGACGACAACGTCGAGGTCGAGCTGTCGGGCGACGGCCGCATCATGACCATCGTCGGCGTCGAAGAAATCACTGGGCCAGAAGAGATTCCGGGCCAGGAGTACGACGAACGCATCATCCCGTCGACGTACCTGTTCACGTTCGACAACCCGCTGTCCACACCGGATTACAGCGACCACCTCGGCCTGTAGCGCCGACAGAGTTCCAAGCCCCGTCCGACCCGGCCGGGGCCTTTTTTATGCCCGCCGGGCGGACAAGAGAAGGAGAAGGAAATGCCCCCTATCCCGAATTCGATCAAGGCGTTCAAGGGGTCTCGCAAGGCCCTGCAGATCGCGCCGCTGGACATGGCCGTGTGCGTCGGCCGTGCGGACCGGGTGGCTGCGTTCACCCGAAACATCGAGGGCCCCACCGGCGAGGTGGTGATCCCGTCCGGCATCAACGGTGTCGGCTACATCACCAAGGACTCGGCCATCGGCGTGAAGTTCGACATCAGCTCGAACAACATCGAGTCCGCCGGTGAAGGCCTGCCGACCCGCATCATCATCGACAAGCAGTCCATCGCAGTCGATTTCGAGATGCGGCAGACCGGCCGCCAGGCGCTGGAGCTCCAGTTCTCCGGCGACTACGGCAACCTGACACGATCGGCGCACGGTGGCGTCCACGCACCGATCGCGACGGTTCCGGACAACTTCGACTACCGCACGGTGCTGCTCGGCAAGGACTCCTACAAGACCCTGCCGATCTTCTTCGGCTACGTCCTGAACCGGACCCAGGTGTCCGGCGTGGACAACCAGAAGTGGTCGCAGAACAACACCCTGCTCTGGCATCCCACGCTGACCACCGTCGCCGACGATGACGACCCGGACAACCTCGGTGAGTTCTTCATCTTCGGTCCCGGATTCGAACTGTGCTCGGCCGAGAACGACACCGGCTTCACTCCGCCGACCACCGACTGGATCGCTGTCCTGCCGCAGGACCCGACGATCTCGCTGGCCGCCGGCGGCACGCTGCAGCTCAAGGCCGAGGACAACCACGGCGCCGACCGCACCGCGGCCGCGACCTGGGTGTCCGCTACGCCGGCCAAGGCCACCGTCAGCTCGACCGGCAAGGTCACCCCGGTCGCGACCGGCACGACCGACATCACCGCCACCTACGGCGGCAAGTCCGACACCATCACCGTCACGGTGGCCGCGTAGGTGTCCGACTTCTAGTCCTGGCGGGTGCGTGCCGGGCTGGACACGCACCCGCCAGCCACCAATTCCAGCCCACCCCAGCCCATTCCAGCCTGAAAGGTCCAGTTGCCATGTCTGAATCCAAGACCGCCAAGCCGAAGTCCGGACGCTTCTACGAGATCCGCAAGCAGCTCGGCGACAAGCCGTATGAGCTGACCGAGGACATCAGCATCAAGCCGATGGACATCGCCCGCCGCAACGTGTGGCGCAAGGCCAGTTACGAGTCGCTCACCGCGAACATCCGCGATGCGATCAGCGTCGACCGCGGCGTCGTTCCCGATTACGTGGACTACCACGAGCAGATCGAGCGCGCCCTGTTGGGCGACCAGTACGACGAGGTCAAAGCGCTGTTCGCCGACGACGCCCGCGCGTGGGACCTGTTCCTCAACGAGCTGCGCGACTTCAACAAGGTCGACGGCACCGCCCTCGAAACCGCCGCCGAAAACAAGGACGCAGAGGGAAACGGCAACGCGACGCCCGAGTCGTCGCAGTAGTCAACTCCCACTGGCGCGCAATACAACTCGACTTTCAGGAAGTACTCCACGTCAACGCACTGGAGTACTTCCTGGAGTCACCAGGGCGGACCTGGGAACAGTTCCTCGAGTTCTTCGACGACCTGTGTGAGCGGCAGGGCACCGAGCTATGGGCGAAAGCCCAGACCGACCCGGACATGCTCGAACGGATGCGGTCACTGACTGCCGAGCAGATCGCCGAACTCAAGGTCGAAACCGAAGAACCGCACCGCGGCTACACGCCGATGGTCCGGGAGCTTCGGAACGTCGCCGACCAACTCATAAGCCTGCGAGCGCAACTCGGACGCATGCAGGCCCGAGACGTCTCGTACATGCCGCGGCCGCAGATGGTCGGCGACGTCATCAACGAACGCCAGACAGACCTCGTCCGGAGCGAACTGGACGACCTCATCGAAGAAGCACACGCGAACGCGGAGCGCTTGGGACTCAACTGAATTGGAGGTGGTTTAGTGGCGACATACGACGCCGGTGATGCCTCCATCAATGTCCGCCCGTCACTGAGTGGGTTCACCACCGAGCTCAGGGCCGAACTGCAGAAGATCAACGCCTCCATGGGCGTGGAGATTCGGCCGGACCTCAGCGGATTCCGCGATGAGCTGAGAACCAAGCTCGAGGCGATTCAGGCGACGGTCGGCGTCGGCATCGACGCAGACCTCGCCACGGCCCGTGCGCATCTGGCTGAGTGGCGGCAGCTGGAAGAGTCTCGGCCGCTGACGATTCCGGTTCACGTGGATACCACGGTGGCATCTGCTCAGTTGGCGACGTGGCGGGAAACGCACTCGCATCACACGATTCACGTCACCACGACGGGCCTCGGTGCACTCGGTGGTGGTGGCGGCGGCGGTGGTGGTGGGCTGTCGGCCCTGAAGCTGAATCTTGGTGCACTCTCAGTCGGCAGCCTCCCGGCAATCGCCACTGCACTGGCCCAGGTCGCCGGTTCCCTGCAGCAGGTCGCCCAGGCGGGCCTGGCGGTGCCGGGCATCATGGGCGGCGCGGCAGCGTCCATCGGCACGCTCGTCGTCGGCCTGTCCGGCGTCAAGGACGCATACGACGCGGTTACGAAGGCCTCCGAGTCCGCCGGTGAAGACCAGGCCGCCCAGGCGAAGGCCGCAACCTCGGCACACCAGCAGCTGCGCAACGCCGTCGTCGATGATGCCCAGGCACACAAGGATTTGTCGCAGGCCTACCAGGATGCCAAGCAGCGCCTGACGGACCTGAACATCGAGCAGCGCGGCGGCGTGATCTCCGAAGCGCAGGCGATCAACGACGCCAAGAAGGCGCGGCGTGACCTGGCTCAGGGCCGGTTCAAGGACGCACTCGATTTCCAGGATGCGCAGCTGCGCGTCGCGGCGGCCGACCAGCGGGTCGTCGAGTCGCACCAGCGCAACATCAACCTGCAGCAGAAGGTTTCGCAGGAGAACGCCAAGGGCGTTGAGCAGTCCGATGAGGTTGTGTCGGCGAAAGAGCGCGTCGTCCGCGCTGATCAGCAGGTGGCGAACTCTCAGCAGGCTGTCGCTGACGCGTCGACAAAGGCGTCCGCCGCGGAGAAAGCCGCCGCGCAGGAGATGGCGAAGCTGTCGCCGAACGCCCAAGCATTCCTGAAGACGGTCATCGCGCTCAAGCCGGAGTTCTCCGCGCTGAAGAACACCGTGCAGGACAACATGTTCGCCGGCCTCTCGGACGGTTTGAAGAACCTGGTTTCGGCTGACCTTCCCAACCTGAAGCAGGGCATGGGCGGGATCGCGACGGCGTGGAACCAGAACATCAAGCAGCTCTTCACCTCGCTCGGTTCCGACCAGTCGCGCGGGTTGCTCGACCGCATCCTCGGGAACACCGCGGAGGCGCAGGAGCGGTTTACCAAGGCGATCGACCCAATCATTCACGCTCTCGGGACGCTGACTGCTGGTTCGTCGGATGCGTTGCCGCGCTTGGCTGATGGGATTGGCAAGGTCGCTGAGCGGTTCGATCGCTTCATCACCGCGGCAGATTCCGACGGCAGCCTTCAGCGGTGGATCAACGAGGGCCTCACCGCGATGACGAATCTCGGTAACACGGTCCTGAATCTGGTGACGAGCTTCACCGCGGTCACGAAGGCCGCCGGCGGCGGCGCGGGATTGCTCGGCACCGTCGAGCAGCTGACCGGACGAATGTCCGCGTTCCTGAACTCTGACGAGGGCCAGGAGAAGCTGAAGAACTTCTTCCGCGAAGGCAAAGAACAGCTCGAAAAGTGGTGGGGCGTACTGCAAAAGGTTCCCGGTGCGCTCCAAGGTCTCTACGAGGGCGCGAAGGCATGGACTGATGTGCTGCTGCCGCCGCTGAAGGACATCACCGGTTTCCTGAAGGACCATCCGACTCTCGTGAAGACGGTCGCCGAGGCGTTTTTGGCTTGGAAGACAGTCGAATTCGCGGGTGGAATCCTCGGCCAGCTCGGCAGAATTTCCGGTGCGATCGGCACGAAGGGCAACAAGGGCAGCCTGCTCGGCAAGATCGCGCTGATGGCTGCCGCGCTTGGCGCGCTGGACGCTCTCACCGGCGATGACAACGGCGGCGATCCGAACAATCCGACGAACCCCAACCCTCAGAAGACGGCCAACAACGTACTGGCCGGCGCGGGCGCCGGGGCATGGTTCGGTCCCTGGGGCGCGGCCGTGGGTGCCGCGGGCGGGGCAGTGAAGGGCGTCTACGACGACGCCACCAGGGAGAAGACACCGCAGGAAAAGCAGCAAGAGGCCGAGATTCCCGGCCTCATCAACTCGCTGCCCAAGGGTGCCGACGGCAAGCCCATGGACCCGCGCGAAATGGCCAACCTGTACGCGATTCAGACGCTCGCCGACCAGGGCGACCTGCGTATGAAGTGGGTCCTGGAGGGCCACTCGGACTACGTCCGAATCAAGCGGTACGCGTGGCTCGGGCAGCACCCCGAGGTGGCTAACGAAGGATTCAAACCACCCCAGGGATATGCCACGGGCGGACCCACTCCATCCGGCAAGGGTGACGGGCCCACGGGCGGCTTCATCTCCGAGCTGCACTCCGACGAGTTCGTCGCCAACCGGCGCGGCCGGACCGTCCTCGGCGACGAGTTCCTGCACGCCGCGAACATGGGCGTCGTCGACATCGGCCGGCTCCCCGGATTCGAGCCGGGCGGCTACATCGACCCCAACGGCAACGCCATTCACTCAGGTACTGGTGCGGCTCCAGGGCCCGCAGATGGTGGCGCGTCACCAGTCGGCGGCGGCGGACTGCCGGGCATCGCGAACTCGTTCCTTGGTGGACTCGGCGTCCCTCTGGGCGGTCTGTTCGGCGGCCAGCAATCAGCGGGCGCCACCCCGGCCGGTGGAGCAGGGCTCGCGGGCCTGTTCGCTGCCGGTGACGATTCGCAGAAGCAAGACGCGTGGATGCAACAGACCGGCGATTGGCTCGGAACCTGGGCAGGATCGACACTCGCAAAGTTCGGCGGCGAGCTGTACACGGGAGCACTCCGGTTCTTCGGGCTCGAGAACTCGATCCTGTCGCCGTCGAACCAGTGGTTCCAGGCAGGGGTGAAGAGCCTCGGCATCTTCAACAACAACGCCGGCGGCGCGTACGGCGATCAGCAGCTCGGCACCGAGTACAAGACGCTCGCCGACGGCACGGTCCTGCCTCTGACGACCTACGGCACGTCAGGTACCCCGAACAGCACTGGCAGCAATGTGCTGAACCAACTCTCGCAGGCCAGCAGCCTCGGTGGCGCGAACGTCAGCTACACGCCGGAATTCCTTGCGTCGAAGGGCATCGCGCCGCTTTTCGCCCGAACGCTGGACAAGGATGGCAACTCAGTCGCTCAGATCCCTTCGTGGGCAACTCAGTTGGCCGGAGCATTCGGGCTGTCCGCGACGTCGCACTCGGACTCCACGTTGCACGGCAACAAGACTGGCGGTTGGGCGTTCGACTTCTCCGGCAAGCCGGAGGACGAGCAGCGGTTCGCCGACTTCATCCAGTCGAACCTATCCGGGCAGACGCTGCAGGCGATCTGGCAGAACCCAGGCACCGGCCAGCAGCTCGGTATCGCGGGTGGCCAGACGCTCGGCCGCGACCAGTACTACACCACGAAAGGCGGCGCGTACGCCGACCACACGGACCATGTCCATTGGGCCACCGACGTCGCGCCGAACCTGTGGGACGCCAACGGAAAGTCCCTCGTTCCGGGCGTACCGAACATGGCGGGCGCCCCCGCACAGGCTGGATCCGCGGCCTCGGACATCGGGATCGGAAACACCGCGTCGTGGTTCGCCTCTCTGGCCAAGTCGAGCGGAGCGGCTCCGGGAACATTGCCCAGTGGGGTGTCCGGCGGCGGCCGCGGCGCTGGCCTCAACCTGGCCCTGGCAGCCCAGGGCAGGAAGGCCGGCAAGACCGGCGGTGCGGAGCGTTGGCGCCCCGCTGTTCGGGCTGCGCTCGCCAAGTACGGGCCGCTGTTCGGCATCTCGAACTACGCGGCGTGGGAAGACGCCATGGTCCGCCAGATTCAGACGGAGTCGAACGGAGACCCGTCCGCGGACAACCCGAACGACAGCAACGGCAACGGCGGCAGTCAGCACGTCTCTGGCATCGCGCAGTTCCTGAAGTCGACCTTCGACTCGAACAACATCACGGGCGGCAGCTACACCGACCCGTACGCGCAGATCGCGGCGATGATCCCGTACGTCGCCCGCAAGTACGGCATGAACGCGATCGGCGGCCCGAATTTCATCGGTGAAGGCCACGGCTACTCGGACGGCGGTGTCTTGCCCGGATATTCACCGGGGAAAGACAACATGTCGGTGCCGATGTCCGGCGGCGAGGGAGTGCTCATCCCCGAAGCTGTACGTGGGCTCGGCGGCCCGGCAGCGGTGTACGCCATCAACTCGCAGTTCCGTTCGGGATTGTCCCGCAAGGGCTATGCGGATGGCGGCGTGTATCCGCTGGGCTACCAGCCGCCAAAGCCGGTTGTTCCGCAGCTGCCCGAGGTTCGGAAGCTAGACCCGGGTCGCGGCGCTGCCCAGGTCCCGTCGGCACCGGTCACGCCGCTGCCGGCACCCGTCGCGACGGCGCCGACGCCAGCACCAACTCCGCCGCCGGCGCCCGCTGGTGCTGACCAAGGCCCGGCGCCCGACCAGCAGAAGCCGACGCAGCCGGTCATCGCCGGTGCGCCGTCATCGCAGTCCCACCTGCTTCCCGCGGTGCAGAAGGGCATCACCGAGGGCGCGTCGACGCTCGGAAACATCGCGGCGACCGCGGCGTCCATGGGTGCTGGCGCTGCCGGTGGCGCGGGCGGTGCCGGTGCGGGAACCCTGATCCAGGGCATGTTCAACCTGGGCGGCAAGGCCGTCTCGGGTGCGGCGAATGTGTTCGCCTCCGCGCTGGTCGGAAACCTCGGCGACAACACGACCGCCGGCGCGTACGGGGCCCCGGTCCTGTCGACGCCGCCTCAGCCAGCTCAACCGATCGACAACCGAACGATGTTCGGCGACGTCCAGGTCGGCGACCCCCGCCAATTCGTCGAGGAGATGGCCCTGTACGAGCAGCAGCGCAGCCAAGCCCAAGAGGGCTACGTCCGATGAGCCAGTACCTGACCTTAGACATCATCAAGGGAGACCCCTCGAACCCAGAGTTCTTCTTCCGCGTGATGGGCCCTGGCCGCGGCCAGCAAGGCGTGATCCTGTCGCCCAAGTGCGCCGGACTCTGGGACCTTCCCGTCGAAACACGTTGGGTTACCAACGCATTCGGCCAGCGCTACCAGGACTACCGGTTCAAGAAGCGCACGTTCCCGCTGACGTTCCTGGCATATCACCGCGACAAGTACGCGTGGGCGGACATCGCGGCTCAGCTCGGTTGGGCGTTCGACTACGACACCGAAACCCGGCTTCGCTTCACCGGACCTGACGGTGTCCGAGACCTGTTCGTGCGCAAGGAGAACCAGTCGACGGCGTTCTCCGCCATGCAATGGGAGTCGCGGGAGCCGTTCCTGACCGGGCAGTCCTCGGAACAGTTCGTGCTGTCGGCGGAGCTGCCGTTCTACGTCGGCAAGCCGCAGACCCAGGAGTTCCACACCGAGTCGGCATACGCGTGGTTCCCGTTCGACTTCATCAACGAGGGCGACGTACCCGTCTGGCCCAGTTGGACTCTCACGCACGACGCGGACTGGGAGGTCCCAGACTGCTCGTGGGGTTCGGGGATGCTGGGCCGCGCGATCGAGGATGCCGGGCGCATCGTGCCGATCCCGGCAACCGACATCCGCGACGGCGGCCAGGTCTACGACTCCGACCCGCGCCAGATGACAGCAGTGTCGGAGAACGACACCCTGGTGCAGGGCCGGTGGAAAGGCCAGGACCTGCGCTACCCGGTGATCGCCGGCCTGCGGGACCAGGCGACCGTCCGATTCACCAACAACGTGAACCCTGATGGGGCGCATTGCCGTTTGACGATCCCGCAGTGGTACTCGCGGCCGTTCTCCCGGCCGAAGGTGGCCGCCAGGTGATCGACGGGACCGCGCTGCTCGACAGCATCGAACGCAACGTCGACCAGGTCCGTGCGAAGCATTCGATGTTCCGGTTGCAGCAGAACGACATTGAGCTGTGGATCAACCCGCCGGACGGTTCGCCGGGCGCGGAGTTCCTGGGCCGGATCGCTGGCCAGTCGGTGGTCAAGCAGTCGTGGCCGACGCGCAAGAACATCTCCTCGCAGGGCTATGTCGAGGTCCCGACCGATCACGTGATCGCTCGCTACGTGATGGGGCTTCCGAACAACAAGGAAGCACTCAAGAACGTCCTGATCACCGTGTCGCGGTATGACGGCAAGTGGCGCTGGTCGGGGCTGCTTCGGTACTGGAAGCTGCAGCGGCGCAACGGAATTCTGTCATTCGTCATGTACTTCAATGACGATCTGCAGTACCTCCAGTTCATGTTGGTGCCGCCCAACCCTGCGCTGCCAATTCCCCTCTTCCAATTCCCGCGCGAATTCTTCCTCTACGCGCCGCTCAAGTGGGCAATCAGCATGACCATTTTGGCCAATCTGATTCGGATCGAGGGTCACCCCTTCACGCTGCCTGACGACCCGTTCGACCTCGCGCAATGGGGAACGCTGTTCGACTGGACGCAATGGCAAGCCCACGTCAAGGCGTCGCCGTGGCTCCTCGATGACTCCACGCTCTGGGGCCCGATCGCCAGCCGGATGAACGCCGCCGACGTCACCTTCGCGGACGCGCTCGACGACGCGCAAATGGTGATCACCTACCGCCGCATCCTCACCGCGAAAGGTGAACGGCCCGAAGGCCTCATGGTCAGCACCGTCGCCAACGGCGCGCTGGTGTTCGAGGTCGTCGACCGCTCGGGATTCCACGCCTTCGGCGGTACGTTCCTGGACGGCACTATCGCGGCCGGCATGTTCCGCACCGCGGTCACCTACGCCGACGGCTACTTCGAGGACGTCCTCAACGTCGTCGCTGACGACGAGACCCTGGCCCCGGACGCCTACTACCAGAAGGGCTGGGCGGGCACCTTCGCGGTGATGCCATGGATCTGCATCAACGACGACCAATGGCACAGTTTCGACTCTGAATTGTCCTGGGGGCCAGCGGGTCCGGTGTCAGTGGTCGTCGGTGGCGACAACCCGACCGCCGACGCCATCGCGCGCCTGATCATCGAATCAGTGGGCAACCTGCTCGGCTACTTCCTGCTCGGCGGATTCTCCAGCCTGGGCGACATCGCCGCCGACGTCATCATGCCGTTCCTCGTCGGCACCATCGCCGCGTGGCTCGAATGGAAGAACGTCGGCCGCGCAAGGCAATTGGGCTGGATGCACCTGTGGGAGATGTACCAGTCCGGCGCCGAGAACAACGCCTGGTCGCTCTCGGCGGAAGCCGCGATCCGCGGCGCCTTTACCGCGACGAAAGCCCAGACGGGGCACCGCATCAAGCTCGACGGCTCGCACTGGATCATCCCCGGATACCACTGCCAGATCGGCGACCGCGTGGCCTCCACGCACTCCGAGCTGCTGAAGAACGGCATCGAAGTGATGTTCGTCGACCAGCTCGAAGAGATGACGCTCGACGAGGACAACAGCGCCGGCAGGCCACTGACCTGGGACATGACCATCGGCCTGAACAAGGCCGCCATGACGCAGGGCGAGCGCAATGCCCGCACCCTCAAGAAGGTTCTGGCCACGGTCCAGAACATCGGAGTCCACCTGATCTCCTGATGAAACAGATTGCGAGCCAACGTGTCTGATGATGTAGTCCAGATATCCGACCGGGAAACCACCATCGCCAAGATCATGGATGCCCTGTCGGCGCTGAAGACGGGCCGACGTGACGAGACGATGGGCCTGCCAGCTCCCATGCGGCGCGCTGCTGCCGAAGGCCTCGTCGATCTCGGGCTCCGATACGTCGAGGCACTCGCGACGCAGCGGATCGTCATGCCGGAGAAGTCCTGGCTCGGCGCCCACGCGATGCCGTCCGTGGAGACCATCGACCCAGAAAGCCGGGCCTCAATGGAGGCCGCTCTGGAGGCGTGGAACCCAGAGCTCGCTGCGGCGGTCCGGGCGGCGGAGACCGACGAGCAGAAGGCGGCGCTGCTGGCCCAGCTCCAGCCAGAGGTCGCCGCGACCCTGGCCAAGTCGATGGACATGGACGCAGCCGCTTCAGTGATTCGAGCCGAGGGCAAGGCCGAAGCCGCAGCCCAGCGGGAACAACGCGAAATGGAAGAACGGGGGGAATAGATGCTCGGATCCAAGACGCGCCTCGACACACTGCTCCTGTCGGAGGGCCAGACCTGGGTGGCGGTGTTCTTCCCGCAGGCCGGCGCCAGCTTCCCCGATGGGACGACCTGCGAATGCACGATCACCGACGCGGCCGGCGGCGTGCTCGCGACGTGGAACGCCTCGTCGATCACCGCGACGCGGATCGACTTCTTCGTCGGCACGGCAGACTCCGACGTGATCCCGCACGGTGCCTACTACCGGGTGACCGCGCACTACCCGGCGATCGGTCCGCGACCGGCGATCGACGACAACCTGTCTCGCGGCTCCGTGGTGCGCGACGACAACCCGACGCCCCTGGCCGCGCCGCGCTCGACCAACATCGCACTGTCGTTCTTCGACGACATGTCCGGCCCGGGCATCGATCCGAACTGGGTGAAGATCAAGGGCAGCCTGAAGATCTACGGCAACGGCCCGTCGCTGCCGAATGGCATGTCCGCGGACTTCACGTTCTTCGATGTCGCGGCGGCACGGTACCGGGCGCAGACCAACCAGGACGCTGTAAAGGTCGAGGTATCAACGGTTCTCGGTGACTTCGGCGGTGACGGCAAGTCCACGGTCATCGTCTGCTCGAACCAGCAGATGACCTCGTGGGTTGGGTTCCAGTTCGCGTACTCGGGACTGTCCGCCAATCGATACGTGCACATCATTCGGGGGACCGGCCCGGACAGCGCGGTGGTCATGGAGTCGAACGGCAACACGGTTCACAACAACGACCGCTACACCTGCATGTACGACCCGCTCGCCGATAAGTACCTGATGTACAAGGGAACTGACTTCAGTACCCCGATTGTCGAGTGGGTTGACGAGGCGCACGAGGTGCCGCACGGCAACGGCTACCGGTACCCGGCACTGCACTTCAAGTCCGGGCTGCTGTCCACCGGCGTGAAGCTGTCCGGCTGGGCCGTCAAGGACAACTAGGTGACAACACCTTCGGGGCCGGGCGGATTCGACAACCTGCCCGCACGGTTTGGCATCTCGCCCAACCCGCTCGCGGGTGACACTCCGGCTGCGCTGATCGGGCGCACCCGGGAGTTCATCGAGGCCAAGCTGAAGGCCCAGTACGTCGGCGGTGGTACCTCGGTGTGGGCGCTCGGCCAGGGCACGCCACTTCAGGTCGCATCCAACGTGCTGAACGCGGTGTTCAAGGCGATCCTCGGGGCGCTGGACCCCCACAACCTGCCAACCCCAGAGCAGGTCTGGCAGACGATTACCGACGTTTTCCTGGCTCCGCTGAACTGGCTGCACAACATTCCGATTGGCGCGATTTCCGCGTCGACGCCGAACATGTTGGCGGACTTCATCAATGCCGACTCGCTCGTCGGCGACACCACGTGGGTGTACGACGCTGCAGTCAAGCCAGCCGGCGCGGCCGGGTCGGCCCGCACCGTGCTCGACGGGACCGTCCACGAGCTGATCTCCGAACGCATCCTGCTCGACGTCGGCCGCAAGGTCGACGCCTCGGTGAAGATCAAGTACTCGGGGGTCACCTCTCCGAGCAGTTCGCCGATCAGATTGTCGTGGATCGGGTGGAACGGCGACGATGAGGTGGCCGGCGGCGACTTTGCGATTCACCAGCCGGCGGGCGCGGCGCTGGACTGGACCACGCTGAGCGGGTCAATCACGCGGTTGGAATCGGACCCGTGGGACCGGGTGTCGATCGTCCTGAAGACCACGGCCGGCGCGACCGCCGGCACGGTGTGGTTCGCCGCCGCCCGGGGTACCAAGCCCGACAAGCTGCCGAAGAACCTCGTCGACGGCCTGGAATCCGCACTAGCCGCAGCGGGGCAGACGATCCGCGACGCGATCTGCAATGCGCTCGGCTTCGGCGGCACCGGCCACACAGACGCCGATGTCATCCACGCTCTGACCAACATTCCGCAGGCCGCGGTGGATGGGCTGAACGGCCTGGCGAGCAACGTCACCAACTTCTTCGACGGGGTGTACAAAGCCCTCACCGGCAACGACGGGTCGGGTTCCTACGTCGACCCCGTCAACCAGCTCCAGTACCTCGCTGACACGGTTTCCGGTCACTCCCAAGCGATCTCGGAACTTCAGGCCGCGAACAACGGCGAGGGCAACGGCGGTCTGTCGTTCACCGACAACTTCTCCACACCGTCCACAGGCGGGCCTCCCGCTGGCTGGACTGCTCGGTCGACCAACGGCAACACGACCTACGTCGACACCCACGAGGGCAAAGCCCAGTGGTACAACTCCGGCAATAACAACCCGGCGCTGATGTGGCAGCGGACCGATCCCACTACCGCCAAAACCCTTACGCAGTACCAGAAGATCGTGGCGACGGCCACCACACCGACGGCGGGCACCAACGCCCAGAACCGCGTGTACGGACGTATGTCCCCCGACGGCACACACTACGTGGTCGGCTACATCACCAACTCCACGGTCTACCTGGCGTACGCCGCAGGCGGCGCTGAGACGGTGTTCGACTCAGGTCCGATGCCGAACAAGGTGTCATTCGCCAACGGCCGGCAACTGGTGCTGGAGTGCGGCACCAACGAAGGCCCGAACGAGTACGCGCTCTCGATGGGCGAGGTCAACCTGGTCCAGCACCTCGACTCGGCCCACGCCGCTACCGATGCGACGAACTTCGCGACACGGGGTCTGTCGGAACAGCCTCTCGGCTGGGCGGTCGGCTGGAAGCCCGGGTTCAACAACTTCAGCCAGTGGCAACGGCCTGCGTCGCTGTCGAGTGTGTCGGTCTCGGACAACATCCCAGTGGACATCCAAGGCCACGGGTTTCGGGTGTATCGCGAAACCACCAGCGCCTCTTCGGCTTTCGCGGTGAGCACGACTCGCCTGGCTCAGTTCTACGACACGATCGACTACATCAGCCCCGGAAGCGCCTGGGGAACAACGGGATACACGATTCCGAAGTCGGGCATGTGGTCGTTCACCTGGCGCAACCTCAAGGCCGGCACGACCAACTTCACCGCGATGACGCTTGGCCTGACGATCAACGGGTTCTCCAAAACCATCGGAGGCTCGTGGCGAGACACCACGACGGTGCAAGACACGGTGCAGTTCTACTGCAAGAAGGGCGACGTGGTCGACGTCTATGTCTCGATTCTGGTGGGCACAGCCAACATGATCGGTGACTCGGCAGGCATCAGCTCGTACTTCTCCGGCGCGCTGATGTCCGGGTAATGCAAGTGAGGATTCAATGCTGATACCAACTCTGCCGCAATTTGATACGACGGTTGGCGACTGATGGCAGCCGTTCGTACGGGCTGGTGGACACGTAACACCCTGCCGTGGGTGAAGCGTTCCGCATCGTTTGGTCTGTCGGTGACGCCGTCGCTGGGGATCGGCGCCGCGGCCGGAACACCGGCAGGCGCGGTCGGCCTGGCGGTCAGTCCGTCCGTTGGGATGGTCGGTGCTGGCCACCACACGGCCGGATTCGGCCTGGCCGTTTCGATCGGTCTGGGAATGGCGGCCGCCGGAAAGTCCGTCGCTGACTTCGGCATCAGCGTCACCCCGCAACTGGGGGCCTCGGCCGGTAACCGCACTCCGGCGTCAGTCGGTCTTGTTGTGGTGCCGTCGCTGGGCATGGAGATAGCGGCCGTGAACCCGGGCACACCGTTCTCGTTTGGTCTGTCGGTGACGCCGTCCCTGGGGATGGCGGCAGCGGAGCGGTACGCCGCGGCCTTCGGGCTGGCGGTGACACCGGAGCTGGCGATTGGTACGGGCGCCATGCCTGCTTCAGTTGGGCTGGCGGTGACACCGGCACTCGGGATGGACGGTGGCAGCCGTAACCCCGCATCGTTTGGTCTGTCGGTGACGCCGTCCCTGGGGATGGCGGCAGCGGAGCGGTACGCCGCAGCCTTCGGGCTGGCGGTGACACCGGCACTCGGGGTCGCCGGCGAGGCGCGCTACCCCGGCGGGGTCGGCTTGTCGGTCACGCCGTCGATGGGCATGGCAGCCAAGGCCACGATGACCTATTCGTCGTTCCCCTCCGTTCCGTCGGGAACCATCAACGTCGCACTCAACTCCGGCGCTGGCTCGGCGCAGGCGTCGTCGAACACATTGCAGGAAGCCAACTGCACCGCATCGAACGCGACCTACCGATCAGCCGCAGTCCTTCCCGAATCGATGGCCACCGACCTGTTCTGGGTCGAAGTGACAGTCGGCGCGCTGAGCGCCGCGGCCGGCGACCGCAACACCGGCGCCGGCGCATTCTCGGCCGACGGAACCGTCGGCGTGGTGACACTCTGGCCCGCGTCCAGCAACACCGCGACCATCTACTCCTGGAAGAGCGGCACGCTCACGCAGCAGGCGTCGCTAGGCAGCCAAGCTGCCAACACCGGCGCGAAAATCCGCCTAGTGCCATCGGTTTCCGCTGGCGTCGTGACCTGGACGGCGTGGCTCAACGGCGTACCTACAGCGCTCACGTGGCCAGACACAGGTCACCTGATTGACCTGCCTGGCCGGCACCCCGCCGCGGGATTCCGGCGCGCCTACAACTTCGGGCAATACCCGTCGCGCGGCATCTCTGCGCTCACCGCCGCAGACATCTGAGTTCACCTCACCCATCAACGTCTGCCATGCCGAAAACGGCTGGCACGCAACCAAAGTAAAGGAGACTGACATGGGACTTCCCAACGCCACTCACCAGGCAGCAGCCGACGGCATCAAGGCGCTCGGCGCATACGTCGCAGTGTTCACCGGCGCCGGCGGAGGAACCACCGGCGCGAACGAAGCCTCCGGCGGGAGCTACGCCCGCAAGCAGACCACCTGGAACAGCGGCACCACCGGAATCGTCAACGGCACCACCCAGAACATCGCCGTTCCCGCGGGCACCTACACCGAAGGCGGCATCTTCTCCGCCCTCACCGCCGGCAACTTCGTCGGATCGGTCGCGTTCGATGCCGGCAACGTCGTCGTCTCCGGAGCTGGCGCATCCATCGACGTGACCCCGCGAATCAACGCCTAACCGTAAGGGAGACAACACATGTACGACGTACGAACCGATCACAAGATCGTCGCATTCGATTCCGAGCTGATGCGGCTGTTCAACTGCGCGGACGGCACGGTCATCGTCACCGCCACCCGCGCTGACGGCAGTTGGACCGTGCACGCCGACGGCGTCGACGACGTCACCGCTGCGGACCGGCCGACGGCGATCACGGCCATGACCGAGCAGGCGCTGGCCGCGCTGCCGGGCGCCGGCTATTCGACGACCGTCCCGTACGGACTCGCCGATCTGCCGTAGGCGGACCGGTCGAGAGTCAGGAGAACGCGTTGACCGAGAAGCTATTGCCCTACGACCGCGCCATCGTGCCGCAGGAGACTGGCTACTGGTGTGGTCCGGCCGCGACGCAGGTGGTGCTGAATTCGCGCGGGATCGCGCTATCCGAGGCCGAGCTGGCCCGGCAGATCGGCACTACGGTCAACGGCACCGACTACGTCGGGCTGATCGAGCGGGTGCTGGACAACATCACCCCTGACGCCCGGTACACCTCGGTGTACATCGAGAATGATCCGGCCACGTATGACCAGCGTAAAGACCTGTGGCTGAACGTCGTTCGTTCGATCGATGCCGGGTACGGCGTGGTCATGAACTGGGTCGCGCCGCCGTCGAATTACCCCCGCGGCGTGAAGGGCTCCCAGTCGCCGGCGTACCGCGGCGGAACGGTCTTCCACTACGTCGCGTGCATGGGTTACGACGACACCCCGGGCGCTCGGGCTCTGTGGATCGCTGACAGCGGATTCCCGCCGTTCGGCTACTGGATCAGCTTCGACCAGGTGGCCAGCCTGATCCCGCCGAAGGGCTACAGCTACGCCGACCAGATCGGCGTGCAGCCTTCAACCCCGGAGCTGCAGGCGGTGCAGGTGTTCGCGCAGCTGATGTCGCCGACCACACTCACCACCGATCGGTTGGCCGAGCTGCTGCCGGCGTACAGCCAGTGCCTCGACGAATGCGATTGCGAGACAGCGCTTCGTATCGCGATGCACGGTGCGCAGATCGGCCACGAGTCCGTCGGCCTGCGCTACTTCGTCGAGTTGTGGGGTCCGACCGCCGACCAGGCTGGGTACGAGGGGCGGATCGACCTCGGGAACGCGCGGCCCGGCGACGGGTACCGCTTCCGTGGCCGCGGCCCGATTCAGGTAACCGGACGGCGGAACTACACCGCGCTGTCGCGCTGGGCGTACGGCGAGGGCCTGGTGCCGTCGCCGACGTTCTTCGTCGACGACCCCGACCAGCTGTCCAGCGACACATACGGATTCGTCGGCGTCACCTGGTACTGGACGACCCAGCGTCCGATGAACGGCGCTGCCGACGCCCGCGACATCGTCCAGGCAACGCAGTACGTCAACGGCGGCCAGAACGGCATCGCCGACCGCACCAACCGCTACCAGCACGCGCTCTCACTGGGCGACCAACTGCTGCAACTGCTCGATCAGGGAGACGAACTCATGGGCGTGGACGTGGAACGGCTCAACAAGGCCGTCGACAAGATTCTCGGCGGCGGCCAGATGCCGGCGCAGTGGCCATCGCGCGGGATGTTCGGCCCCGCAGCCGAACCCGCCGGAGGCGTCGACGACACCGTCGGCATGCTGCTCAACACGGACGGCAACGCCTGGAACATGGTCATGATCGTCGGCGCACTGATCGGCGTCGAACGCGACGTCCAGGCCATCAAGGACAACGCTGCCGGCAAGTTCCCGAAGGGCAGCTACGTCGAGAGCGATCCGTGGCTGAAGGCCCGGGCGCAGGAGTTCGCACAGAAGCTGCTGCCGCTGTGCGGTCTGCTGACCGCCGATGCGCTCAAGCCCGGCCGGACGCAGGGCGCGTGATGGCCGAGATCGACAAGAGTCTCCCCGGCCGCGTGACCGCACGTACCCAGCACGTCACGGCGCGGTACTTCCTCGACGGAAGCCACCGGATGGTGGTAGTGACGGACACTGGACCGTTCTTCGACGAGGTCATAGAAGCGGTGGCTGCACTTCGTGACGAAGTGACCCGCTGATGTCCCGCCATCTCGCCGTGGTGTTCCGCGGCACCGGCGGCATCATCGGCCAGGACTACGTCAGCCGCGTCTGCCAAGGCACAGCCGACCTCGTTGAGGAGTTCAACCCTGTTTGGCCCGCGACGATGGGTGGCCTGCCGGTGGGCGCCGCCGGGAGCCTGGGCGACAAGTCGATGCAGCGGTCCGTCAACGTCGCGGTCGCCGACGCCAAGGGGCTGATCGACGCGAAGCTCGCCGAGCGGCCCAACCGCATGGTGGTCGTCGGCGGGTATTCAGCGGGTGCGGTCGTCGCCGCGAAGGTCCGCCAATGGCTGCTGCAGAGGTACCCGCAGAACTACCTGTGCTCCTACAGCTTCGGCGACCCGACCCGGCCCGTCGGCGGCTGCTACTACGGCGGCAACCCGGCCCCGGGTCGCGGGATCAGCTCGTGGCGGTTCGGCGACGTCACTGACTGGCGGCATTGCTGGCTGGCCAACCCGGGCGACATGTACACCTCAGTGCCGGACAACCACACCGGCGACATCATGCAGACCGCGTACGACATGGTCACCAACTTCGAGCTCACCGACCCGATCGGCACGGCGACGGCCATCGCGGCGAAGGTGCCCGAGATCGTCACCGAAGCGCTCACCGACCCGCTCGCCGCATTCCAGGCGATCGGCATCGCCGGGGGATTCGTCGCGACCAACCCGCCGACCTTGCCGCACATCACCTACGAGTTCGCCGAGGCGTGGCCCGGCCAGACGTACCTCGGTCTGGCAATCCAGCACGTCCGTGACTGGTCCAGCCGGGCCATCGCCGCATAGCGAACGCAATTTCAGCTCAAACCTGCCGTACAGCCCCGCAGGCCACCTGACCTGAGGGTTTCTCTTGCACTCGAAAGGCGAACCATGCTGCCAATCCCGCAGAATGACAACGTCCGGCTGGCCATCCACGCGCTCTGCCTCCTGACGATCTTCGTCGGGGTCGTGGTGCTCGTCGCCCTGGACCAGATCGACCCGCAGTCGGGCCTCACGTGGATCGTGACTGCGGCCGGCGTCATCTCGCCGGCATTGTCGGCGGCGAAGCTGATCCAGGACCGGCGGAGCGGCGACGGCCAGTGAATTGGGCAAACCCGGAGGTCTTGGACAAGCTCGGCACCGCCAGCCTGGCCGTCTTCGTCTGCGGCCTGTTCATCGTCGCGCTGGTGCGCGGGTGGATCGTCTTGGGCCGCGACCACCGGCAAGACCTCGCCTACCGCGATAACGAAAACGCGTTGCTCCGCAAGGAGAACGACAAACTGCTCGACTCGAACAACGTCCTGACACGGGCGGTGCTGGAGAAGAACGTCACCGACGACACCACCAACCGACTGCTGGTGGCGTTCCGTCAAGCCGCGGAGGCGGGCCGATGATTCTCCGCCGACGCAAGCACGAGGTCGCTGAATCGCAGAGCCGCATCCAGGACGCTGAAGCTCGAGCCGCAGCGGCGGAGGAACAGGTCCGGGCCAGTCAGGTGCTCGCCGCACAGTCACGCAACATCACCGCCCGACTCGTCCACGAGGTCGAGAAGAACGGGTGGACAGAACTACTTCAACACGCATGGGGGGCACGGTGACGCGCTGGTTGCGCTGGTGGTACGGATTCGGCGCGCTGGTCGTGCTGGCGACGTACGTCTCGGACATCTGGCTGGATGTCGACTATCAGGTGGCGGCGGATGCAGCGCTGGTCTGCATCGCGGTGTGGGCGGTGCTGTTCGCGGCGCGCTACGCCGGCTGGTCGAAGTGGTGGAACAGCCGCATCGGCAAGGTGTTCTTCACGAACTCGGTGATCCTGGCGCTCGTACTGATCCAGGCGGCGGTGTCGGTGTGGTGGCCCGGCGACTACCCGGGCCGTGGCGCTGTGCGATTCGCGATCTACACGCTGGGCTCGATCGCGTTCGCGCCGATGCTGTGGACGCTGTGGCGTGAGCAGCGCCGAGACCGGAAGCGGTGGCTCCCATGAGCGGCCGGCGCGCGGACGGTGGCTGGCTGGTGCTTGGTGTGTACGTCGTTGGCCATAACGTGGTGGCGGCCGGGCGCGGTGACGAGATGCTGTCGCACGCGGTCGACCGGTACCTCGAGCGGCGGCCCGTCCTCACCTGGGTCGTGGTCGGCGCCGTGGCGCTGCACCTTCTGAATCGACTGCCGCCGTTCGCGGATCCGCTCGGCGCGGTCATGGGCGCAATCGCGCGGAAGGTCGGCCCGCTGAACTGAGCTGAACAGATTGATAGCAGAGCCGCCCTCGACTTCGGTCGGGGGCGGCTTTATTCATTGGTGGGGGACGCGACGTTCCTGCTAACCTCAACCTATGTTGAGCTTTGAACGACCGCAGCCGCGATGGCGATATTCGCCGTCGCTGGGTCGGTAGCTCACACTTTCCTGCCAGCAGGCCGAATATCGCTCCCCGCCAACGGGATGTAGTGAAACGGCATCATGCTGGTTTTGGGTACCAGTGGTGGAGGTTCAATTCCTCCCATCCCGACTCAGCTCACCGACATTCGGATGAGCAAGTGGTTGCGGTACTGCCTCCAAAACAGATACCAGCCGGTTCGACTCCGGCCATCCGGGCAAAACTCGATGGAACCGTTCGGCCGCCGCGAACGTCTATATCTACGAGTCCGCCTCTTCGGCCAACTCTCCAGCCGAGGGGGCGGACTCCGCCGCTTGCCGCATCGCCTCATCTGCGAATGGCAGGTAGCGACCTCGTGCAGCGGAGTAGCCGAATCTCACTCCGATCGGCCAGTCCATGGCTTCGAGATACGGGACTACGTCATCCTCCTCGATCATGACGGTTTCGGCGGGATTGCCATAGGCGTCCTCGACGTCGTAGACGAACCTGAGCGGTGTCGCAGGACTGATCCAGTGCCCCGTGTTCGTTTCGTTGCCATCGTCGTCAGCGGCCGCGGCGGTAATGAAATACCCCTTGCCGGTGGCGAATCGACGGGCGGTCGCAACCTGCAGGATCGCGACCGTCTTGTTGTCGTCACCGAAGTTGAGCGTGCTGTCGCCGTACTTGAGCTGTGCCATGGCGCCGACGGTACCGCTGACGTCCGCGTAAAGAGGGCAGGGCCCTACGATTGCCGCCGTGACGGAACCGCATCGGCAGCAGAAGCCCCGCACCCGCTCGCTCGGGGAGCTGACGATGATCGTCCGGCCGCACTGGTCGAAGGTCCGCACCTTCGCCGACGACGAGCTGGCCCTGGCCGAGGCGTACGCCGCCGAGCACGGCGGCACCGTCGAACCGCTGGGCTGA